TGGTCTGCCCAGTATCAGCAAGACCCAACCGCCGAAGAGAATGCGATTATCAAACGTGAGTGGTGGCGTGAATGGGATCGCAAGTCACCGCCATCTTGTGAATTTATAATACAATCTTGGGACACAGCTTTTCTCAAACATCAACGTGCTGACTACTCAGCCTGTACAACGTGGGGTGTGTTCTATGATGAGGATGATGGCGCGAACATTATTCTGTTAGATGCATTCAAGGACAGAATGGAGTTCCCTGAACTCAAGAGCGTAGCGTATAAAACATACAACGAGTGGGAGCCGGATGCCTGTATCGTTGAGGCGAAGGCCGCTGGCACTCCGCTTATTTTTGAATTGAGACAAATGGGTATGCCAATAGGGGAGTTCACTCCGTCTCGCGGAAACGATAAGATAGCCCGTGTAAATGCGGTGAGTGATCTTTTTGCTTCCGGTGTTGTGTGGGCGCCCCCGACTTCTTGGGCCGAAGAAGTCATAGAGGAGTTCGCGTCTTTTCCTGTTGGAGAGCACGATGACTTGGTTGACAGCAGCACTCAGGCTTTATTGAGGTTTAGGCAAGGCGGCTTTGTGCGTGTATCCTCTGATGAAGAAGATGATTTTATTCCTCGTTCGAAAGCAGACTATTATTGATAAAATATTAAAACAGGTGTTTCTCGGAGAGCTTGATCTTTTCGTTGATTCATGCAAGGAAAATATTCATGGCTATCGAAAAAAGACTTGAAGAAATTGAAATTGAGTTGATGGACCCGGACAACGGCGCTCAAGAAGTAGAGGTCGCTGTCGTAAATCCAGAGGCAGTTGCCATCTCGACAGAAGAAGGTGGCGTTGTTATTGATTTTGATCCTGATGTAACCGTCCTTGATCCTGACGGACATGATTCAAATCTTGCTGAATACATGGAAGAAGATGAGCTTCGCTCTCTTGCTTCCGATTTAATTGGAGATTTTGAATCCGACAAAGATTCCCGTGCCGATTGGTCAAAGTCATATGTTGAGGGTTTGGACCTTCTTGGTTTGAACATTGATGACAGAACCACACCGTGGCCCGGAGCGTGTGGTGTTTATCATCCCATCCTTACAGAGGCAGTTGTACGTTTCCAGTCTCAGTCGATTATGGAAGTCTTTCCAGCCTCTGGACCTGTGAGAACAAAGATTCTCGGCAAGATAACAAATGAAAAAGAAAAACAGGCCCATCGTGTTCGGGACTACATGAACTTTCTTTTGACTGAAAGAATGACCGAATACAGACCTGAGATGGAGCAGTTGCTTTTCAGTCTGCCCCTCGCTGGTTCAGCTTTCAAAAAAGTTTATTACGATGCTGCTATGGGAAGAATATGCACATCGTTTGTTCCCGCTGAAGATTTTGTTGTCAGTTACGGTGCTTCTGATCTTCTGACCGCAGAGCGCTACACGCACATTATGCGGAAAACCGCCAACGAGATTAGAAAGTTACAGGTCGCGGGTCTTTACAGAAAGGTAAAGATTGGCAACGCGCCAGTGTATGATACTGATATTCAGGAGAAGTATGACGAACTAGAGGGCGAAAGCTCAACTGGTGGAGCAGACACCCGTCATCAGCTTCTTGAAATGCATGTTGATCTTGATCTTCCGGGCTTTGAGGATGTTGGATCAGATGGAGAGCCAACAGAGATCGCTCTGCCATACGTTGTTACAGTTCTTCGGTCAACGAATGAAATACTGTCAATTCGCAGAAACTGGTACGAGGACGACGATCAGAAAACCAAGCGTATGCACTTTGTGCATTATCAGTATATGCCGGGGCTTGGATTCTATGGCTTTGGGCTTATTCACCTTATCGGTGGGATCGCCAAAAGCGCCACATCTCTGCTTCGTCAACTTATCGATGCTGGTACGCTTGCCAACCTTCCGGGTGGCTTGAAGGCCCGTGGCCTCAGGATCAAGGGAGACGACGCGCCGATCATGCCGGGTGAGTTTAGGGATGTTGATGTCCCCGGTGGAGCGATAAAAGACAACATTACCTTCTTGCCCTACAAAGAGCCAAGCCGTGTGTTGCAGGAGATGCTTGCCGAGCTTGTTGAAGAAGGTCGTCGCTTTGCATCTTTGACTGACCTGAAGCTGGCAGACATGAAGCAAGACGCTCCAGTTGGAACGACGCTTGCTCTTATTGAGCGGTCAATGAAAGTTATGACTGCCATTCAAGCCCGTCTTCATTCTTCAATGAAGCGTGAGTTTATTTTGATTTCTGACCTCGTCCATGACTTTGGGGCAGAACAAAATTACGAATATGAGTCCGAAGATGATGCCGTAAAGGCAGAGGACTTTGATGGTCGATTGGATATTATTCCTGTAAGTGACCCAAATTCATCCACGATGAGTCAGCGTATCATGCAGTATCAGGCAGCATTGCAGCTTTCTCAACAGGCTCCTCAAATGTATGACTTGCCAGAACTGCATCGTCAGATGCTTGATGTTCTTGGTATTCAAGACGCTGATACGATTATTCCGCTGTCCAAAGAGGCAGAACCGCGTGATCCAGTTTCAGAGAACATGGATGTTTTGAACGGAAAACCTTTGAAGGCTTTCTCATATCAAGACCACGATGCTCACATTCAGGTTCACATGAACGCCATTCAGGACCCGAAGATACAACAGCTTGTTGGTCAAAGTCCTATGGCTGGCACAATACAGGCAGCTATGGCCGCTCACATTCAAGAGCACCTTGGATTCAAGTATCGCAGAGAGATCGAGAAAGAGCTTGGAGTCGAGTTGCCGCCTGAAAACGAGCCGCTTCCAGAAGATGTGGAAGTCAAGCTATCTCGTTTGGTTGCAGAAGCCTCTGACCGTCTGTTCCGCAAAGATGTGATGGAAGAACAGATGCGCGAGAATCAGGAGAAACTCAATGATCCTGTGTTCCAGTTACAGCAACAGGAACTTCAGCTTGAAGCGGCAGACCTAGAGCGGAAAGCGCAAACTGATACAGCCCGTATGATTGCCAAACTCAAGGAAGCGCAGATGCGTCAAGAGACTGAACTTCTTAGGATGAAGTCTCAAGAACGCATGGAAGGAGCGCGTCTGGGTGTACAAATAGCTCAAGAGTCTCTGGAGTCTCAGCAGCGCAAGGAAAGCGCTGACAAAAGACAGGTTCTGGATACTGCGAAAATCCTTGCTGATGTTGGAAAAAACTTGATGGACACCAATAATAGCAATACAACTGATTCAGGTTAAAAATAACCTGAAGGTGCGAAGTGGTCGAAAGAGTTCAAAATGTATATGAGGTGTTTCAAAAAAATATAAGGTCTGCGATGAATGATCAGGCCGACTTCTTAGCTACTGGTGGTGCGCGTAGTTTTGAGGAATATCACAAGATTGTGGGCGTAATAGAGGGACTTGCCTTAGCAGAGAGAGAACTTCTCGATTTGTTTGAGGCTTTGCGTAAAGGAGAAGAAGATGAGTGACGACAATGTCGTTAAGCTGAGTAAGGCTAGAAAAGCAAAAGCCTTACCGGAGCCTGTCGGCTTCAGAATTTTAATCGCTATACCAGAAAAAGAAGAGAAAACAGAAGGTGGTGTCTTGTTGCCTGAAGATACGCGAAAGCGTGAAGAGGCAGCTAGTATGGTTGGAATGGTTTTGAAAATGGGGCCTGACGCTTACAAAGATGTCGAAAGGTTTCCTAGTGGTCCTTGGTGCAAAGAGGGCGACTTCATACTCATGCGTTCTTACTCAGGAACACGGATAAATGTTCATGGGCAAGAGTTCAGAGTCATAAATGATGACTCTGTTGAGGCAGTTGTTGAAGACCCAAGAGGAATTGAAAAACCATGAACAATCAAAATTTACCAGAAGATCAAATAGAAGAAGTAGAAGTTGATCTGGATATTGACCCGGATGCACTTGAAGTTGAAATTGTTGATGATACCCCAGAGGAAGATCGGAACAGACCTGCGAGGGCAGAAGATTCCGACGAACCTGAGGATGAAGACCTAGATGAAAGTCAGCTTAGTCAACGTATTCAAAAGCGTATTGGTAAGTTACGCTATGAGTATAATGAAGAGCGGCGTGAAAAAGAGCGTTTTCAAAGAGAGAATAGTGAGGCAGTTAATTACGCCAAGCAAATTCAAGATGAAAACGAATCCCTAAAAACCCAACATGCTGAACTAAGACGCTTGCTCTATGATCAGGTTGGGGCGAAAACAGACAGTGAAATTGAGGGAGCGAAGCGGAGATACAGAGAAGCCTACGAAAGCGGAGATACAGATTCAGTCGTATCCGCTCAAGAAGACTTGTCTAGGCTTCATGCGGAAAAAGTCAGGTACTCAATGGAGTCCGAAAGCCTCGGAGATCCAGTGCAGCAGCCTCAGCCTCAAGCGCAACCTCAACAACAAGCAGCCGCTCAGGTTGAGCCCCCTGATCCAATGGCTGTCGATTGGCTGAAAAGGAATACATGGTTTCAGCAAGCCGGACATGAGGAGATGACAGGGTACGCTGTCGGTCTCCATGAAAAACTCGTAAAGCAGGGGGTAGACCCCCGCAACAATCCGGGTTATTATGAGCAAATAGATTCTGCCCTAAAAAAGCAGTTTTCGGAATTCTTCGGTGAGAGCAGCAATCCTGCTAGTGAAACTCCGATCTCTCGAAGAACTCCGGTGGTAGCACCTTCCAAAAGGGGAGCAGGTGCATCGCCGCGCAAAGTGGAGTTGACTAGCACCCAAGTTTCTCTCGCCAAGAAACTGGGTTTATCGCCTCAACAGTACGCGGCACAGCTTGTGAAGGAGATAAGCAATGGCTGACGTTAGAGGAACAGAGCGCAAACCAAGACAGGCAAAGGCCCGTGAAACACAGGTGCGTGATAAAGCATGGGAACCGCCGCAAGTTCTACCCGATCCCGAACCTCAGGAAGGCTATGTTTTCCGGTGGATCAGGACGGCAACTCTTGGTCAGGCTGACAACGTGAATGCGTCGAAGCGTTTCCGAGAGGGATGGGAGCCTGTAAAGGCAGCAGATCATCCTGAATTAATGTTACAGTCGGACCATGACAGTAAATGGGCAACTGATGGTAACATTGAGGTAGGTGGTCTATTACTTTGCAAGTCTTCCGTTGAGAATGTAGAAGCGCGTAATGAGTATTATGCGAGAGCGGCAGCAAGACAGGCCGAGTCTGTTGACAACAACTATCTGCGTGAGAGTGATCCTCGAATGCCTAAGCTGAATGAGTCGTCAACACGTATCTCCTTCGGATCGGGCAGGAAACCGGATTAGTCTCCTTGGTTTAATCTTTGTCCTTAGGAAGGAGAACTCGGTATGGCTTCTGTTGCTGCACCATTTGGTTTCCGTCCCGTTGGTCTGCTTGGAGGTGGTACTTGGTCTGATGCTGTGCGCCACATCAAGATCGCCAGCGGATATGGAACCGCTATCTTCTACGGGGATGTTGTCAAAATCGTAAACACCGGAACTGTCGAAAAAGACACCGGAACGACCACGATGACGCCTTGTGGAATCTTTGTTGGAGTTCGTTACACGGACCCAAGCACTAACCAGCTAACTTTTAACCAGCAGTATCCTGCTTCTACAGCGGCTGATGACATCATGGCTTATGTCGTTGATGATCCAAATGTCGTGTTTCAGGCTCAGGGTGATGCCTCTTTGGCACAAACTGCTCTTGGCAACAATGTTGCCGTGGTTCAGACTGCTGGCTCCACCTCAATTGGAACGAGTAAGAATGCTATCGATGCAAGTACAATCGCTACCACGAAAACTCTTCCAATTCGTATCATCGATTTTGTGGATGGTCCGAACTCTGCGGTAGGTGACTCCTTTACGGATGTCATCTGTAAGTTCAACTCTGGTGGCGATGCGACTGGCAATAGTTGTGCCTCTCATCAATACTCAGATACGACAGGAGTCTAAGCAATGGCTATTTCAAGAGCACAAATGCTTAAAGAACTCCTGCCGGGGCTTAACGCTCTTTTTGGTCTGGAGTATGAAAAATACGAGGATGAGCACACTGAGGTTTATGATACCGAATCTTCGGATCGTAGCTTCGAGGAAGAAGTCGCACTTTCCGGCTTCGACGCAGCCCCCGTCAAAAACGAGGGTGCATCCATTTCTTATGATGTCGCGCAGGAGTCGTTTACTGCTCGGTATAACCACGAAACCATTGCGATGGGCTTTTCGATCACGGAAGAAGCCATTGAGGACAACCTCTATGACTCCCTTTCTGCTCGTTATACCAAAGCTCTCGCAAGGGCTATGGCTTATACCAAACAGGTAAAAGCGGCTGCTCCGTTGAATGACGGCTTCAACACCTTCCAATCAGGTGACGGAGTTACGTTGTTCAGCACTGCTCACCCTCTGGTGAGTGGCGGCACAAACTCTAACCGCCCAGCAACGGCGTCTGACCTTAACGAGACTTCTCTTGAAGCTCACGTTATTCAGATTGCCAAGTATGTTGATCAGCGTGGTCTTCTTATTGCGGCTCGTCCGCGTAAGCTGGTGGTTCCGCCTGACCTCATGTTCGTTGCTACTCGCATTCTGGAAACAGATCAGCGGGTTGGAACTGCGGATAACGACATCAACGCGATCCGCACCAACGGAACGATTCCTGAGGGCTATTCGGTCAATCACTATCTAACGGACACGAATGCTTATTTCATCATCACTGATGTGCCGAATGGAATGAAGCATTTCGAACGTGCTCCAATGACCACCGCAATGGATGGAGATTTCCAAACGGGTAACGTGCGCTACAAAGCGCGGGAGCGTTATTCATTCGGCGTCTCTGATCCTCTGGGCATCTTCGGTTCACCCGGAGCTTCCTAATCGTTTGGGGGAGGGGGCAACCTCTCCCCTTTTTCTTTTGTCCATGATGGCGTTTCGGCGCTGGTTCTAAAGGAGGAACTGTTATGGCTACAACTCACTTTACAAATGGCGTTTCCAACCAAACTGTTGGCAACCCCCTTTACGATTATCCCTATCTTGATCCGTTCAAATACTATTCGTATGTGAATGATTTCTTCACTTATCATGCTGATGAGTGGACAATCACGACCACCGAAGGTGGTTCTGGTAATGCATCGGAAGCCTTAACGTCCGTCGCTGGCGGCGCTCTGCTTGTCACCAACGATGATGCTGACAACGATGCAGATTTCTTTAACCTCAAAGGCGAGAGCTTCAAGTACGTTTCCACAAAGCGGATGTTCTTCAAGGCTCGTTTTAAGGTTAGCGATGCCACACAGTCTGATGTCGTGATGGGTCTTCAAATCACTGACACCACGCCGCTTGATGTCACTGACGGAATTTTCTTCCAGAAGGACGATGGCGACACCAACATCGATTTCCACATTGAGAAAGACAACTCTGCTACGTCAAACACGGCAATTGGCACACTCGCTGATGACACATTCATATCAGTCGCGTTTGCTTATGACCCGAACGGTAACGCTGGTTCTGGCTCCTTCAGCATCTTTATGGATGATGTAAAGGTTGGAGAGCAGACCACTCTTACAAATGTTCCTGATGATGAAGAGCTTACGGTTTCTTTCGGGATTCAGAATGGCGCTGCGGCAGCTAAAACGATGACGCTTGATTTCATCATTGCTGCGGTTGAACGGTAATTTAAGGTTGGGAGGGGGCAACCCCTCCCTGTCTTATAGGAGATTGATATGGCGGATGCAGTAAATGTAACCACCATAGAGGACGGAGAGCGTCAACTTGTTGTTCAGTTAACAAACCTTTCCGACTCTACTGGCGAGACCAAAGTAACAAAGATTGATGTGTCAGCATTAAATCCCAATGCTCTTGGAAAGGCGTGTAACGAAATTCGCATCCAAGAAGTATGGGCGCAAGTTCACGGCTTTGACGGTGTTCAGCTTATGTATGACGCGGACACAGACGTTGTTGCTTTCAATGCTGATCCCGGTTGGACGCATCAGGATTACAGCAGTGTGGGTGGCCTGAAAATGTACGGCACAAATGCTACCGGAGACATCCTTCTGTCTACGTTGGGAACAGAAGTAGCCGGAGACGCATATGAAATCGTCATTCGGGCAGTTAAGTACTACGCTTAGGAATAGAGGCTATGGCTTCTAAACCAAAGAAAAAGCGCGGCACTGGAATGAAGGGCATGACCATCAAGGGTGGTCACAAAAGGCCCACGAAATCCGGCGCTGGAATGACTAAAAAAGGCGTTGCTAAATATCGCCGTCAGAATCCCGGCAGTAAATTACAGACCGCTGTCACAGGCAAAGTTAAGCCGGGTAGTAAAGCAGCAAAGCGGCGCAAGTCTTTCTGCGCTCGTTCTGCTGGGCAAATGAAGAAATTTCCTAAAGCAGCAAAAAACCCTAATAGTCGTTTGCGGCAAGCTCGTAAGCGCTGGAGGTGCTAATGGCAGTCAAAAGGTCATCTACAAGAAAACGTAAAGCTCCTGCTAAAAAGAAAGCAAAGAGCCGTGTCAACGAGGCTGGCAACTATACTAAGCCAGCCATGAGAAAGCGTATGTTTAACGCTATCAAAGCTGGCGGAAAGGGCGGAAAACCGGGACAATGGAGTGCTCGGAAAGCTCAAATGCTGGCTCAACGCTACAAAAAGGCTGGCGGTGGGTACCGAGACTGATGGCTAAGAAGAAGTCACAGAAGAGCCTTTCCAAGTGGACAAAGCAGAAGTGGCGCACAAAATCTGGCAAGCCCTCAACTCAAGGCCCCAAGGCCACAGGTGAGCGTTATTTGCCGACCAGCGCCATCAAGTCCCTAAGCCCTGAAGAGTACCGGAGAACCTCAGCAGCAAAACGCCGGGGTATGAAAAAGGGCAAACAGTATGTGGCGCAGCCCAAGAAGATTGCTAAAAAAACCAAGAGGCATAGATAGACATGCCTATTTCCCGCCCTCAAATGCGAAGCCAAATGAAAGGTAATAGAAAGATGCCGCTGTCAAAAAAGCAAAAGAAGATCGCAAGAGTTGCTCCCCCTAGAGATAAAATTACGGGCGCTGACTTTAAAAAATTAAGGGGTAAGAAAAAAACCGCGAAGAAGAAAAGAAAATGAATTTCAGGCATCAGCTTATTTTTGATGAAATCCGAGAGTGGTCTCGCGAAGTGCTTGAGGTTTCGAACCCTCATCTATCTGGCTTGAAGGCTTGCCCCTACGCAGAAAATGCTTGGCGTCAAAAACGAGTTGATGTTCTTATTGGAGAGGGTCCTGCCGACCTAAAGGCAACTATAGATAATTTTAATTCAAAATCTTTTGATGTGACCGTTTGGGTTAATTTTAACTTGAACAGAGTCGATCTCTGGGATCGGTGGGTGCAGATATGGAACAAAAAAAATGTTTCTCGCGACATCCACCTAATGTTGTTCCATCCGGGTTTCCCACCATCTGAAGAGACGGAAAAGTTTCTAACAGACAATGACTGGGAATCAGATGTGGACGATGACTACATGATGGTTTTTATCCAATCTCTAAGTGCGCTCAACAAAGCAAGTGTGGCGCTTGAATCGATTGGGTATTATAATCATTTTGCAGATCATCTTTATGAAACCTTAGTTTTGGATAGAAGGAGACTGAGTTATGGTGATGGGTCGTAAAAACGGTAAAAACGGCAAAAAGAAAATGATGCGTAATGGCACCAAGAAAAAAATGATGCGGGGCGGCAGTAAAAAAATGATGATGCGTGGTGGTAGTAAAACCATGATGATGCGTGGCGGTAGTAAACCGAAGAAGAAAAAGTAACTAAATGGCAACTAGCGGGACATCAGATTTTACTCTAGATATCATTGATATCTGTGAGGAGGCTTATGAACGGGCTGGGCTTGAGATGCGTGGTGGTTACGATCTCAAGACGGCTCGTCGTAGCCTCGATCTCATGTCTTTGGAATGGATAAATCGCGGTCTAAACCTTTGGACTATCGAAGAGGGAACTCAAACTCTCACTGCTGGAACAGCCACTTATTCATTCCCCGCTGGAACCATTGATTTTCTTGAACATCACATTCGAACGGATGCAGGGAACACTGATACACAGGCTGATACCAGTCTTGTTCGTGTAAGCCCCTCCACCTTTCAAAACATTCCTAACAAGTTAACAAGTGGCAAACCTCTGCAAATTTACATACAGAGGACAACATCACCTCAATATACCTTGTGGCCTGTTCCTGATGATGCACAAACCTACACCGTTGTGTTTTTAAGGATTAAAAGGATTCAAGATGTTGGGACGGCAGGTTCTAATACTTATGATGCCCCTGACCGTTGGCTACCAGCCTTAACATCTGGATTAGCTTATTATGTTTCTTTAAAAAGAGCACCGCAGATGACTGCGGGATTAAAAGCGG